ATTGGTGCTACTAAAACTGATTTCAACTTAGCTAATGGTATTACAACTCATTACGTAGATCCAACAAATCTTGTTTATTCATACACTGAAGATCCAAACTTTGAAGATATATACTACGTTGGTGAAGTTAAATCAATGAGTTTGCAAGAAGTTAAAAAGTTATTTCCTTATTTAACTGATGCAGATCTTTCAGAGATAGAAAAATATCCAGGTGATGTTAACTATACTAGAGGTTATTACGGTATAGATGATGATTACAATAACGTGCAAGTTTTATTTTTTGAATACAAGACTTACAACAATCAAGTATTTAAAATAAAAGAAACAGATCAAGGTCTTGAAAAAGCTCTTGAAAAAGATGACTCGTTTAATCCACCTGAAAACGCTGAAAACTATAATAAAGTTCATAGAGCAATAGAGGTATTATACAGCGGTGCTAAAATACTAGGATTTGAAAAAATGCTTAAGTGGGAGCTGGCTGAAAATATGACTCGTCCTTATAGCGATCAAACTAAAGTAGAAATGAATTATACTATTTCTGCGCCTAGAATGTATAAAGGTCGTATAGAAAGTGTTGTAAGTAAGTGTATTGGATTTGCTGATATGATTCAGCTTACACATTTAAAAATACAACAAGTATTAGCTCGCATGGTACCGGATGGTGTGTTTGTTGACGTAGATGGTCTAGCAGAAGTTGATCTTGGAAACGGAACTACATACAACGCTCAAGAAGCTTTAAATATGTATTTCCAAACCGGTAGTATAGTTGGTAGAAGTTTAACTCAAGATGGTGATCCTAACAGAGGTAAAGTACCTATTCAGGAGTTACAAACATCTTCTGGTATGGCTAAGATACAAGCACTTGTACAAACATATCAGTATTATTTACAGATGATACGCGACGTAACCGGACTTAATGAAGCTAGAGACGGTAGTCAACCATCGAATGATTCACTTGTAGGTTTACAAAAACTAGCAGCTGCAGCATCTAACACAGCTACTAAGCACATACTACAGTCTCTAATGTATATAACAGTTAGAACTGCAGAGAATATTAGTCTTCGTGCTGCTGACGCTTTGAGTTTTCCATTGCTTAAAAACGCACTTATGAATAGCATAAGTACATTTAATGTTGATACGTTAGAGCAGATAGAAAATTTAAACATGCATGAGTTTGGTATATTCTTAGAGTTAGAACCTGAGGAAGAAGACAAGCAAATGCTAGAGCGCAATATACAAATAGCTCTGCAAAATGGAGGAATTGATCTTGAAGATGTGATAGATATTAGAGAGATATCTAATATTAAACTTGCTAATCAAATGCTTAAAATAAAACGTAAGCACAAGCAAGAACGCGATCAGCAAATAGCTCAAGCTAATATACAGGCTCAAGCACAAGCAAATGCGCAAGCGGCTGAGAAAGCGGCTTTAGCAGAAATGCAAAAACAACAAGCTCTTACTGAAACTAAGTTGCAGTTAGAACAAGGTAAGTCTCAGTTTGAAATACAACGCATGCAAACAGAAGCTCAAATAAAAAGAGAGCTTATGGCAGAAAAGTTTAACTATGATATGCAGTTAGCTAGATTAGATGTAGAAGCGCAAAAAGAAAAAGAAGATAAAATAGAAGATCGTAAAGATGAACGTGCTAGAATCATAGGTACACAACAATCAGAAATGATCGCGCAGCGTCAAAACGATGAACTACCTAAAAACTTTGAATCAAGTAGTTTTGATTCACTTGGAGGATTTGGACTAGAAGAGTTTGAACCTCGTTAAAAATAAACTTTATTAATTTTTATTATATTATATTATGTCAGAAGTAGCAACAAAACAAGAGGGAGAGTTTTCTTTAAAAGGTAAAAAGAAAACAAAACCAAAAAATCTTGGTAAAGCAAATGAAGTAACAAAAGTAGAACTACCTAAAGATATTGAAAAATCACAAGGCGAAGTAATACCAGAAGTTACTAAAATAGAAATAAAAACAGAAGACAATGCCATTCAAGAGCCAAGCGCAGATGAGGTATCTGTTCAGCCAACATCCGAAGATAGCAAAACAGTTTTTGAAGGAAACATCGAAGAAACAATTGCAGAACCTACCGGAGAAGGTGAGTCCCCTATCTCTCTTGTACAAGATGATGAGGAAGAACAAGTAAAAACAGGTGATTCACCTGTAACTACAGAAGTAGAGCAAGCGGTTAAAGACCAAAGAGTTCTACCTGAAAATATTGAAAAGCTAGTTTCTTTTATGGAAGAAACAGGTGGAGGCGTTGAAGACTACGTTAGGCTCAATGCTGATTATACCAATGTTGATAGCAACACACTTATTCGTGAATACTATAAACAAACTAAACCACATCTTGATTCTGAAGATGTAAGTCTTTTACTAGAAGACTTTGATTACGATGAAGATATAGATGAACCAAAAGATATACGCAAAAAGAAAATTGCGTTTAAAGAGGAAGTTGCAAAAGCCAAAGACTTTTTAGAAGGTTTGAAGAGTAAATACTACGACGAGATCAAGTTGAGACCGGGCGTAACTCAAGACCAGCAAAGAGCTATGGACTTTTTCAATCGATACAATGAAGAGCAACAGGCAGTAGCTAAAAACCACGAGGGTTTTGTTAATCGTACTAACAGTTTACTAAATGATAATTTCAAAGGTTTTGATTTTAAAATTGGTGAAAATAAATTTAGATATGGTGTTAAAAACCCAAGTCAAGTAGCAAGTGCGCAATCAGATATTACTAATTTCATTAAGACGTTCTTAAATGACAAAGGTGAAATCGGAGATGTACAAGGTTACCACAAAGCTTTATATGCTGCTAGAAACGCTGACACAATAGCACAACATTTTTATGAGCAAGGCAAAGCCGATGCAGTTAAAGATGTTATGGCTAAGTCAAAAAATATTTCAACTGAACCTAGAAGAACCACTTCAGGTGATGTGTTTATTGGTGGCTTAAAAGTTAAGTCAGTTAGCGGTCTTGATTCTTCAAAATTAAAAATCAAAACTAAAAAATTTAACTAATAAACATTTAAAAAATGGCTTTAGATCCACTATTCGGTTCAATTAAACCGAGTCAAAAACAACAACTATTAGAAACAAACTTCTTGTCTTTTAACGGAGGCGCAGGAACTGGAGATTCTGATACATTTGCACAGCAGTACTTACCTGAAATCTACGAACAAGAAGTAGAGCGTTTTGGAAACAGAACACTTTCTGGATTCTTGCGTATGGTAGGAGCTGAAATGCCAATGACATCTGACCAAGTTATCTGGTCTGAACAAAACCGTTTGCACGTAGCATACAACGACGTATCTGTCGAAGGTCTTGCAGCAAACAATACATTAACTTTTACAGTAGGTGGCGCTGGAGATACTTTCGTTGAGAACGTAATTTCTGCAAACCAAACTATCGTAATCTTAGACACAAGCGATCCAACAGTAGAGCTTAAAGCTTTAGTAACTGAATCAAGCCAAACTGGTGGTACTGCTACTCTTGTAGTTGCTCCTTATAGCCAAGCTGATTTAGCTGGGTTATCTACAACTGCTGGTGATCTTAAGATCTTTGTATACGGTTCTGAGTATGCAAAAGGTTCTTCTATCACTAACTCAACTGGAGCTACTGATACAACTGGTTACAAAAGTATCACACCTTCTTTCACTCAATATTCTAACTCACCTATTATTATTCGTAACAAATACGTTGTGAACGGTTCTGACACTGCTCAGATCGGTTGGGTAGAAGTTGCTACTGAAGATGGTACATCTGGTTACCTATGGTATTTGAAAGCTGAGTCTGAAACTCGCTTACGTTTCGAAGATTACTTAGAAATGTCTGTAGTTGAAGGCGAGCTTGCAGCTGCTGGTTCAGGTGCTGCTACTGCTGGTGTAAAAGGTACACAAGGTCTTTTCGCTGCTATCGATGATCGTGGAAACGTAAACGATGGATTTACAGCTACTGGAGGACTTGATGCTTTTGATGCTATTCTTAAGAACTTAGACACTCAAGGTGCTATTGAAGAGAACATGCTATTCTTAAACCGTCAAACATCTTTGGATTTTGATGATATGTTAGCTGATATCTCTGCTGGTGCTCAAGGTGGTACTGCTTATGGATTGTTTGAAAACTCTGAAGAAATGGCGTTAAACCTAGGGTTTAGCGGATTCCGCAGAGGTTCTTACGATTTCTATAAGACTGACTGGAAATACTTAAACGACGCTTCAACACGTGGTGGTATTAACACTGAAAACTCTACTATTGAAGGAGTTCTTATCCCAGCTGGTACTTCAACTGTGTACGACCAAATCCTTGGTACTAACATCCGTCGTCCATTCTTGCACGTACGTTACCGCGCATCACAAGCTGATGACCGTCGTATGAAGCAATGGTTGACTGGATCTGTTGGTGGTGCATTCACTAGCGATCTTGATGCAATGGAAGTAAACTTCCTGTCTGAAAGATGTCTATGTGTGCAAGGTGCAAACAACTTTGTATTATTCAAAGCTGCATCTGCATAGTAATCAACTTGTAGTAATTACCCTCGTCAAACGGCGGGGGTAATTATTATTTTTATTAACATTTTTATTATATTATATCATGGCAGAAAAAGCTGTAGCAGAAGAAAATAATGAGGTTGCACCTCAAGTAAAGGTTAAGGCTAAACCTGTAAAACAAGAGCCGGTAAAACCTCAATGGGAAATTAAAGATAGAACCTATTTATTAAGAGGTAAAAAAACTCCGCTTACTTACACATTAAACTCTAAGCATACTAGAAAATACGCTATGCTTTGGTTTGATCCAGAAACAGGTAAGCAAGAGGAACTTAGGTATGCTACGAATCAAAGCTCACCTTTGGTTAGCGAACAAAAAGGCGAAGTAACACTTGGTCATATTATTTTTAGAGAAGGCGTACTTACAGTTCCAAAAGAAAAACAGAATCTACAAAAATTACTATCTTTGTATCACCCTGCAAGAAACAGGGTATATCAAGAATTTAATCCAGTTGAAGTAGCTAAAGATGATTTAGATATTATTGATTTGCAAATCGACGCAATGAACGCTGCTAGAGACATGGATGTAGATTTTGCTGAAGCAATTATGCGTGTAGAGGTTGGTTCTAACGTTGCTAAGATGAGTTCTAAAGAGATTAAACGAGATTTACTTATCTTTGCTAGAACGAATCCACAGCTGTTCTTAGAGCTAGCTAATGACGAAAACGTTCAACTGCGTAACTTTGCTATTAACGCTTCTGATGTTGGTATTATTAAACTATCACCAGATCAAAGACACTTTATGTGGGGATCAAACGGGAGAAAACTTATGGAAGTTCCTTTTGATGAAAACCCGTACTCGGCTTTTGCGGCTTTCTTAAAAACAGATGAAGGCGTACAAGTTTACAAATCAATAGAGAAAAAACTTCTCTAGCATGTAATAATAATATAAGGCCCGTTAATTCGGGCTTTATATACCATAACAAACAAACAACTAAACAATGGCTATAAACGTAAACCAGGTATATAAATCTGTACTTGTGGTATTGCAACAAGAAAAAAGAGGTGTATTAACACCCACAGAGTTTAACAAGATTGCAACTCAATCACAGCAAGAAATATTTACAGAGTATTTTGATGAGCTAAATCAACTACTTAGACAACCACAAACTAGCTTGGCTTATGCTGATAGATTCGCCTTGTTAGATGAAAAAATATCTTTATTTAAAAGAAGTGACGCTGTTAACTTTACAGCTGGAACTACAGATGTAACAGTTCCTTCAAACGTTCAAGAGCTAGGCACTGTTATATATAACAATAGAGAGGTTCAAAGAATACAAGAATACGAAGTTTATACTACAAACCAATCACCTCTTACAGCTCCAACAGCTTTCTACCCGGTATATACATACGAGAATGGTATTATAAAACTATACCCAGCTGACACTGCTATTGTAACAGGTGATGGTATTACTTTAAATTATTTAAAATATCCATCAGATCCAAAATGGGGATTCACTATTGATACTGAACTTGGTAATTATATTTACAGCGAACAAGCTTCAACTGATTTTGAATTACATCAGTCTGATCAACCTTTGTTAATAGACAAGATACTAGGATATGCAGGTGTTATGACTAGAGATCAATTAGCTTTATCTTTAGGCACACAAAAAGAACAACAAATAGACGTCGACGGACAAAAATAATAAATCATGGCTACAACTTTATCAAACGCTTTTATATCACTAAACGATATTATAAACAACTTTTTAATATCTTATACGGGTCCTGGTAAATTAATACCAGATGCAGTTAGAACAGAGGTTATATTCCACGCGCGTAGGTGCTTACAGGAATTTGCTTACGAAACTATTAAAAGTCAATTTACTGAAGGTCCTACCTCTGTTACAGCTGGAAATGCTATTAGTTTACCAACTGATTTTGTGGCTGTTATATCAGCTGAAAATACTGGTTCTTCAGAAAATCCATTGACTGAAGTTTCTACGCCACCGCCTTCCGCTGGAGAATATTACATAGACTATGTAGCAAGAACAATTACATACGGTGATACTGGAAACGCTACGTTAAAGTATCTATCGAATGCACTTACAACAGATGAATCAGCAGCTATACCTAAGCTAGCTGAAGAGGCTTTATACTCTTGCATGGTATATGCTATACTAGCTAACAGAGACAACAGTAGACCTGACGTGCTACAAAGATTACTCATAGAAAAAACAGATAAGTTAGAAAGAGCTAAATCAAGATTAGTATTTACAAACTTTGACTAAATAAAATAACATGGCGATTAACGTAGATAACGTATATCAAACTGTGTTGCTTATATTAAACAAAGAGCAGCGCGGTTTAATGACGCCTGATGAGTTTAATAAAACAGCTACACAAGTTCAATTAGATATATTCGAACAATACTTTGATGATTTAAATCAACAATTAAGAGTACCACAAGCTGATTATGATTACACTGATAGGCAGTTAAATATAGATGATAAAATATCTATATTTAAATGTATAGGTAATTGTAGTTATTCATCTGGTAGATTTGATCTTCCAGTTTTAGATGACATTACGGGTAAAACCATAGTATATAATGACGCTCCAGTTAATACCAACTCTGGTTTTCAATACGCTTTCTACAAAGTAGGTACGATAACTTATGATGGTGGCACTTATCCTATTGAATTAGAAAGGCTACAAAGAGATGATTTTTACGAAATACAAAAGTCTGATCTGACAATACCTAGTGAAAACTTCCCTGTTTATTTATACGAAAGCAAAAAGATAAACGTGTTACCAAATACCATACAGAGCGATGTAAAAGCTTCTTTCATCAGAAAACCTAGAAATGTTAACTGGTCATATTCACCTGGAGGCTTTGGTCAATATGAATACGATTCAACTAACTCTGTTAATTTTGAAATACAAAGTAGTGAACAAGTAAATGTTATTCTTAGAATACTTCAATACTCTGGTATTATAATTAGAGATCCACAAATAGTTCAAGCGGCTGCGTCTGAAATACAACAAAACGAAGTAAATAAAAAAAGCTAGCATATGTCATTATTAAAAGAAAACAATAGGCAATATTACGAAGGTGCTCAAAGCTTTACAGGTGATGGTAGTAAAGTTAGTTTCACAACTACCTTTAATACTGATTTAGTATTTGGAGCTGCTAGCAATACAAATGTAAATTATGGTTTAAATAATTTTAAACTATACACTAGCTCTTCAGCCGCACCAGGAAGTTGGAGTGAAGTTGTTTCTGGTTATTCAGTATCTGGAAATGTAATAACATTTGATATTGCACCAACAGCTGACACTTATATCGTTGTTCAGTTAAAAAAACTAGATGGTGGCAACTACGGTAGCACAGTTCAAGATAAAGCTTATGGAGACACTGTAGAGAAAAACTACGGCTCATATTCTTATATATCTATAGATGACATTGTAAACAACTTCTTAGTAGCTTACGTTGGCGATGGTAAACTTATACCAAGCGCTAAAAGAACTGATATTGTTTTTCATGCTAAACGAGGACTTCAAGAGTTTAGCTATGATACTTTAAAAAGTATTAGATCGCAAGAACTAACTGTTCCAACTAGTCTTAGCATACCACTTCCGCAAGACTATGTAAATTACACAAACATATACTGGGTTGACAAACAAGGTGTTAAGCATATAATAATGCCAGTAAACAATTTAACTGGTAGTCCTTACACTGTACCCGTTCAAGATGCCAAAGGTGTTCCAACACAAGATAACTTTAACAACGATATTCAAGGTGATTCTATTATAGAAGAAAGATGGAATACTAACGATTTAAAAAATAAAAACATTAACGTAGATGATACAGTTCTAGCATCGTTCTATTATAACTATGATTTTCCAAATCTTGGGTATGGCGAACTGTACGGCTTAGAACCTCAGTATGCTAATATAAATGGTTACTTTCAATTAAATGAAAGAGAGGGTAAGATATCTTTTTCAAATGATCTTGTAGATAAGATTATTTTATTTGAATATATATCTGATGGTCTTGCGACTGATGATGATACAAGAGTACCTAAATTAGCTGAAGAAGCCTTGTATGCGCACATATCTCATGCTGTGTTAGCTTCTAGGATAAATCAAAATGAATACGTGATACAACGTTTAAAACGTGAACGAAGCGCTAAGCTTAGAAATGCTAAAATACGTTTATCAAACCTCAAGCTAAACGAGCTAGTGCAAGTTATGCGTGGCAAATCTAAATGGATTAAACACTAAAATTAAATGGCTGAAGTTAAAAACGCGTTCATTAAATCTAAGATGAACAAAGACTTAGACGCAAGATTAATACCTCAAGGTGAATACCGAGATGCTGTTAATGTGCAGGTGAGTAAATCTGAAGGTGATGATGTCGGTGCACTTGAAAATGTTCTCGGCAACTTTAGCGTAGCTGAGTTTGAACCAACTGTTTCAGATTTAACTTGTATAGGTTTTTTAGTTAATGAATTTAACTCTACAGTTTATTTATTCTTTACTGATTATACAGATGATTACGAATCTAACGGTGGTAATCCTACTTACAATCCAGACGCTAAAAATTTTATATATCAATATAATACGTTATCTTCTAATTCAAATAAACTAGTTGAAGGTGCTTTTTTAAACTTTTCAAAAAATAGACCTATAATAGGCATTAATATCTTAGAAGAGTTTTTGTTTTTTACTGATAACAGAAATCAACCTAGAAAAATAAACGTAACTAGAGCGCTTGATAACAACCAGTATTATCAAACAGAAGATCAAATATCTGTAGCAAAATACAATCCTTACCAGCCTATATATCTTTGGAAAACAAGCGAACTTGAAGCAGCTGAAACCGCTATACCTACCGTTGTTGGTAATGTTACGGATTCTTTTGTAATTGAAATTGAATCAGCGATTGATTGGGATATAAGCGTTGGTCAAGGAGTCGTAGGTAAAGGTGGATCTGTTATAAAACCTTATACATACGTAGAGGCTGTAAATGGCACTACAATAACACTTAGTAAAGCGCAAACTTTATCTGACGGAGACTCTATAGCTTTTGTAGATTTAGAAACATCTATGTATGATGTTGCTAATAAGTTTTTGCCGAATGGCACTACAAATCCTTATTACAGAGAAGACGAGCAAGGAGAGTCTTTGTTCGCAGGTGATCCTAAGTTTTTAGAAGATAAATTTGTAAGATTTTCATATAGGTTTAAGTTCGACGATGGTGAATATTCTCTACTTGCTCCTTTTACGCAACCATGTTTTATACCAAAGCAAGACGGTTATTTTACCGAAGGAGACGAGCAGCAAGCGGTAGCTTCTACAATATTAAGCTTCATGGAAAATAAAGTAAATCAAATAGATTTACAAATACCATTACCTACAGCTGGAAATTTACTTTCAAGTGAATTAAAAATAGCTGAATTAGAAATTGTATATAAAGAGTCAGACGCTTTAGCTTTACAGTCTATAGATATTATACAAGTTGCTAGTATAAGCTCTTCAGCCGGAGAAAATAATGTTTTTGAGTACACATACAACTCTACAAAACCATTTAAAACTTTACCAGCTAACGAAATAACAAGAGTTTACGATAAAATTCCAGTAAAAGCATTTGGTCAAGAAATAATATCAAACAGAGTTGTTTATAGTAACTTTCAAGACAAGCATACGCCTCCTGCTGCTTTAACATATCAAGTAGCCGCTAGTGAAAAATATGATTTTAATACAGGTGAATCTATTTTTAGTTCTAAAACTACTATAGAATATCCAAACCACAGTGTAAAAGAAAATAGAAACTACCAAGTTGGTGTTGTTCTATCTGATAGATACGGTAGACAGTCAACTGTTATATTATCTAACGATGATTCAGATAAAAACAATGAGTTTGGTGCTGACACTGTGTATATTCCTTACGATGATTCTGATGTTTATAACCCTACTACTTTTTTAGGAAACTCTATAAAAGTACTATTTAACAGTTTTATAACAAGTGATAAAAATGAAGTGTTTGGAAGACCTGGTCTTTACAATGGCGATGCTACTAGTAGCGCTTATAACCCGCTTGGTTGGTATAGTTATAAAATAGTAATAAAACAAATAGAACAAGAATACTATAATGTGTACGCTGCTGGCGCCATGAAAGGAAATCCAATACAACCAAATTCAGAAACCAATACATCGTTTATAACAGTTATAAATGATAATATAAATAAAATACCTAGGGACTTATCAGAAGTAGGTCCTCAAGATAAAACATTTAGAAGTAGCGTAAGACTTTTTGGAAGAGTAGTAAACACAATTAGAAGTTTTAATAATCAAGGTAACAAACAATACCAACCAGAACAAACAGGTTTATCTTTTACAACAAATAATATAGAAGATTTATATGATCTTTTTGATATTGCTGGTTATAATGAAACGGAAAACAAGCC